CATTGTTGCACTGCCAAATAACAGAGTAAGAGCTACAAGTCCTGCTCTGTGGGTTACAGGTGAAGGTGCTCCTGATTTTACTCCATCTCAATGGACACATTCAGCAGAGTCACATGAATCTTATTTAGACCCATTCACTACGTTTAACAATTTATATGAGGATAGAGATGCCAACAGCAAAACCAAAGGCAAGAAAAGTAGTAAAAAAAGTAGTTAAGGGATTAAAGAAAGCATCTAAGCTACATGCTAGTCAAGCTAAATCTTTAACTAAACTTAAATTAAATAAAGGGGGTAGTACCGTAAATGCTGCAGGCAATTACACTAAACCAACCATGCGTAAAAAGATATTCAATAGAATCAAAGCAGGTGGTAAAGGGGGTGCACCCGGTCAATGGAGTGCAAGAAAAGCACAAATGGTCGCATCAGCCTACAAAAAAGCAGGTGGTGGATATAGAGGATAATGGCAGAAAAAAAGAAAGACCCTAAAGTTGGAACAGGAAAAAAACCAAAAGGAAGTGGCAGACGATTATACACGGATGAAAACCCTAAAGACACAGTTAGCATCAAGTTCGCCACAGTCGCAGATGCCAAAGCAACCATTGCAAAGGTTAAGAGAATCAATAAACCATATGCGAGAAAGATACAAATCCTTACTGTCCTTGAACAACGAGCCAAAGTATCTGGGAAGAGGGAGCAAGCAGCACTCGCAAAAAAAGCAAAAGAACAGTTAAAGAAAGCACATGACAGAAAAACAAATAAAAAATAAATGTGAAACTTGTGAATGTTACGATTGTGACTGCGAAGAATGTAATTGTGATTGTCACGATGAGCAAGTAGCAGAGAAAGGTAATGATTGAGTTTGTACTTGTGTTTATGATGGGATTAAGAGTAATAGACCAAACACAAACTTTTGAAGATATAGATAGATGTTTGTACTTTGCAGAAAGATTACACAAGCAACCTTCAATACCACAACAGGAAGGACCTAATCTACAGATAACAGCATATTGTAAGCCTAGAAGGAAAAGATAATGGACCCAGTAACTATATCAGTAGCAGTAGGTGTTGCATCAAAAGCATTTTCTGCTATCAAGGCAGGGTTTGCAGTTGGAAGAGACATAGAACAAATGTCAGGAGATATCGGCAGATGGATGGGAGCAGTATCAGATGTTGACAATGCTGAGAAACAAGCTAAGAATCCACCTCTTTTTGGTAAGCTTTTTAAAGCAGGTTCTATTGAAGAAGCGGCAATGGCAGCATATGCAGCTAAGAAGAAACTTGAGGAACAGAGATACGAACTCAAGGTATTTCTAAACATGACACATGGTCCGGGGGCTTATGATGAACTTCTACAAATGGAAGGTCAGATTAGAAAACAAAGACAACAGACTATTTATAAGCAACAACAATTAAGAAGACAATTAGGTGAAGGTATTGCGTGGTTATTTCTTGTATTAATAATAGGTGGCTTTTTATTATTACTAGCTAGTGTATTTACAAGTAAGTCTTATGCTGATACCTATAAGTACGTACCTAAACCTTATACTAAACAACAACTATTACAGCAAGGTAAAATACTTGAAAAGAAATACACAACTTGTAGATTAAAGAAAATACTTAAATCAAAGTATACAAATAAACAGGCTTGTATATATCAAGGTGGAAATAAAACATATACATTAATGTATGAGCCAAACTGTCCTAAACAGTATAAATGTATTTATAATCCTAACAGTAAAGAACCTAATATAGATAATGTTATGGAGAGTTTAAGAAGCATAGGTAAAAAATGACACCATGCATAGGTGTCTGTAAATTACAAGATGATATCTGTATAGGATGCCACAGAACAATAGAAGAGATTAAACAAGCATATGAAAGCATCACAAAAGTCGCTAGTAAATTGGACAAAACAAAAGTGGAGAACTAAGAGTGGCAAACCTAGTACACAAGGGTCAAAAGCTACCGGTGAACGTTATCTACCTGAAAAAGCAATTAAGGCTCTTTCTAGTTCTGAATACTCCTCCAGTTCGGCTGCTAAACGCAAAGCAACTAGAGCAGGTAAACAGTTTTCTAAGCAACCCAAAACGATTGCTAAAAAAACGGCAAGATTTAGATGAGAAAAGAAGAATTGTACTTAAGCTTGGCGAAGCCGCTGCTGAAGCTAGGAAACTATCTATTCAACAAGCACGTGATAGCTCTAAGAAAAAGACAAGAAAAAGAAGGCACTAGGAGATTATAATAGAAAAAGATAAAAAAATTATAAACTTAGATGTCGGTTCTAATAGTTTTGAATTAGCTTTAAGAATATTAGGTAATGAATTTGTTGCTATAAAGATTGGTTCAACAAACTTTTCTGGTAAACTAATAGCAGGTGGAATTTTATTATTATTCTTTACATTAATTTTGCTTGAAGGATTTGGTTTAAATGAGATTTTAATACAGTGATTGCTGAAACAATAATAAAATTAAAATTACTACCAAGATTTATGATGTTAGCTAGTACAGTAATGTCATGGAGATGTGCCGAATGGTTTATGGATTTAGATGCACCTACAGCAGCACAGTCTGCTTTTGTATCAGTAGTTATGGGTGTGATGACAGGTGTTTTTGGCATTTGGATGGGTCACGAACATAAGGGAGACAATAGTGTTAACAGCATTAATAGGACCAATCGCAAACCTCGCTAGTTCTTGGATGGACAGTAAGGTTGAGAAGGTCAAAGCAGATGGACAGGCTAAAGTAGCACAGGCTAAAGCTAAAGCAGTTGTAGCTGAAAAAGTAGCAACAGGTGAAGTAGCATGGGAAAAGTCTATGGCAGATGCATCAGACAGTTCGTGGAAAGACGAATTTGCCTTGATTGTTTTACTATTACCTGCTATACTAGTCTTTATACCTAGCATGACAGAATACGTAAGAGTAGGCTTTGAAGTATTAAATACACTACCTGAATGGTATCAGTATCTTTTATTTATAGCAATTAGTGCATCCTTTGGTATTAAAGGTGCAGGTCAGGCTATGAAAATTATGGGGAAGAAATGAACTTAATTAAACTACAAGATGAATTAGCTAATGACGAAGGAATTAAATACGAAACATATTATTGCTCACTTGGGCATTTAACCGGGGGAATAGGTCACCTTATTACTGAATGGGATGAAGATTATTATGATAAACCTGTGGGAACTAAAGTACCACATGAACAAGTAAATGATTGGTTTGCGAAAGACATAGAAACAACTATAAAAGATTGTAACCTATTATTTTCGCAATTTAATAATCTACCTGATGATATACAACACGTATTAGCAAATATGTGTTTTCAATTAGGTAGACCAAGGCTATCCAAATTTAAAAATATGATTGCTGCTGTAGAAGATTTGGATTGGCATAGAATGGCAGACGAAATGGAAAACAGTAATTGGTTTAAGCAAACACCTAACAGAGCCAAACGTTTAATAGCAATCGTTGATAGACAATATCATAGAGAGAATATACCAGTATGAGTAGACAACTAACTGAAAGACAACAGAAGTTTCTTGATGTGCTGTTTGATGGTGCAGGTGGAGATGTAGCACAGGCTAAAGTTCTTGCAGGATACTCTGAAACTTCTAGTACAACAGATATAATTAAGTCTCTTAAAGAAGAGATTATGGAAGCTACACAGCTATATATGGGTAGAAACGCACCTAAAGCCGCTGTGGCTATGGTAAGTGGTGTAGATGACCCTACCCAGCTTGGTATACGAGACAAGCTCTCAGCAAGCAAGGAACTGCTAGACAGAGTAGGTTTAATTAAGACCGAAAAGGTACAAGTAGAAGCATCAGGTGGAGTAATGATATTACCACCAAAAAATAAAGAATAATATGAATAGAAGTTTAGGTAAGTGGAAGTTACCACAACCGACAGATGTAAAAGATGAAGAAGGTAAAGAGTGGTCTAAGATACCACGTATATCACGCATAGTACCTTTTGGTTATGAAAAGAATGAAGAAGACCCTGACATACTTAATCCGATACCCTTTGAACTTGAAGCCATTGAGATGGCTAGAAAATATGT